GCTTCATTATAAAGTTCTATAATTGTATTTTCTAGTTTTTCTACACTCACATCAACATCACTTTTTTTGATATAATTTTTAAAAATATCTAAAGTGCTTTCTGCTTCTTCTATAATATCAGAATCATCCAAACTCAAATAATTTTCTTCGACAATTTGATATTCTATTAAGCCTGCTTTTTCTATCTTATTACAAACTAAATCAAATAAATATGGATCATTTTTATTTTTTACAATAACCTTACCATATGTTCCCGTGAATTCAGAAAAATCTATATCCTCAAAATCCTTAAAAGTTTTATTGGTATCATCGTAGATGATTTTAGAAAACATATTATATGGATTTTTTATAAATGTTAGTTCCAAACTTTCCGTATCGAATATATGAAAGCCTCTATCATCAGCAAAATCAGACCACATAAACTGACTATGGCTACCCAGATAATAAATGCTGCCATCAGTAGAGCGATGATGGAAATGACCAGACAAAGTAGTATGAAACTTATCAAATACTCCCCTGTCTTCTCCATGTGTTGCCACACTTCCTTTGAACATTTCGAAGCCTTGTATTTCAAGGTGTCCCATACAGATTTTTGCGTTTGATGATTTGATACGTTCATATGATTCATTCCTATTAATTAAATTCATCCATGGTACAAATAATATTTTCAAATCACCAACAACAACTTCAGTTGCTGAGTCATAGAGAGGAAAATTACCACCATACATTTCTTGGACAGCATTCACTTCATTTGTGTTTTTATAATACACATCATGATTGCCTAAAATTTGATGGTAGTTAATTTTACGATTGATAATTGGTTCTATGAAATCTTCTCTCAAACGCTTTGCAGTTTGAATATTAATATACTTACGGCGGTCAACCAAATCACCTAAATGAATAATCGTATCAATTTCCATCGAATCAATCTTTGGAAAAAAAATATTATCCATAAACTTTTTGTTGGTATCTAGAAAATGAATATTATCGTTACGAACTCCATAATGCGTATCAGTGATTATAGCAACCTTCATTTACTTCTTCTTTGAAAATTGAGCCATCGCTAGTTCACAAAACTTTTTAATATTTTCAAGTCTTTCATAAAAATTTTGTCGAACATAAATGTTGTCATTACCTAACATCTTTTCTGCATAATCCACAACTACCTGTGGAATTAAATTTTTATTAATCATTTTGGTTAGTATCCTCTATAAACTTTTCCAATCCTATATTACTCTTTTTCTTAGTCTTTGTCAACTTATTTTCGAAGTTTGCGATTACCTGATCAGATAATTTATTAGACTTCGTATCAATATGAACATCATTATCAATCTCTGTTTCAAAAAGAAAATATTGTTGCATATTTTTATGTTTGGTATAAACTTCTTTCTTCTCCTTAGCTATCCTTCGTAGAAAGGCATTCCAAGCGATCTGTGTGAAGTAAGCAAATGGGTTCTGTGATTTGTCTGGATTGAACCCCTTGATGGCCTGCACACAGTTCTCTACCGCATCTGCTATCATCTCATCTCGGTAAGTATATCCACTAAAATTTAGCTTGGTTGATAAACGATTGCATATCTGCATGATGCATATACCAATATAATTTGGAATTTTAGTATCTGGATTTTCTTTTGATGAAATTAGATACGTTTTAATTGATTCATAAAAATCTTTATTGTTCACATAATTCGCTTGAACTTTTCTTCTTGACATGAGAGGCAACCCCTTGTATAATCCACGTGTGGTTAAAAAAATTAAGTTAAGTCTACATTATAAATCTTATAATTAAACTTCTCTTCATTGTATATTTTAACTCTTTCAACAAAATGAGTAATAGTATGGTTTCTCTTGTTTTTGATAGAAAAATCATCAGCTATATCATATAATGTTGTAGAGATTTTATTTTCAGATAATCTTAAACCTCTACCAATACTTTGTAGGTTCCTTACCCTTGATTTTGAAGGACTAGCAAATATAATGTTATGCAAATTCCGAATGTTAATACCTGTGGAGCTAGTTCCGAAGCTAGCGATAACAATTGCGTCTTTCTCTTCTTCAATAAATTTTCTAATTTCCTCACGTTTTTCTCCTTCAATTTCACCTGATATAAAAAATACTCTACGGTCTTTTGATGACCTTTCAATCAAATCATACAAGGGTTTACCTTGCTTATCAACATATTGAAACAATAGAAGTGTATTACCTTCTAATGACAGTGCCAAATTCTTAATAAATTTATTTCTCTTTGAATGTGTTACAATATAATCAATTTCCGTTTGATAGTCTTTACCAACTATATCTTTACGTTCTTGTTCAGGATATTTTAGAACAATAGCTTTGATTTGTAGATTTGCTACTTGTTTCTTACTCATCAACTCAGCGGTCGTAGTTACCTTTCTTACAGGACCAAACAAACCTTGAAGAATTAATTTATTGGTTTCTGTTCCGTCTAATGTTCCAGTAAACCCAAAACGATATTTACAATTATCTAAGTTAGTCATAATCTTGATCAAAGACTTAGCCTTGAATAGATGAGCTTCATCACCTATAACAACATTAAATTTATTGAACCATGTCTTTGGCATTTTATAGATTGATTGCCATGTAGAAACATAAATCAGATGATCTGATTCTTTCTCTTGACCTGACATGATTTTGTGTATATGATTCTTCGGGTATCCATAGTCCTCAAAATCAGAAGCCATTTGATGAACTAATGATGTTGTTGGTACAATGATTAAAGTCTTTGTATTATACCAACAAGTAAGAAGATAAATGATTAAAGATTTACCGGAAGCAGTAGGAGATACTAAAAGACTCTTTCTTTTTCTAACAGCATGAATGAAAGAATCTAACTGGTAATCTCTTGGCTGATGTTTTGGTGAAAGTTTTTCTATAAATTCTTTTGCTTCTAGAACAGAAAATTCTGTATCAGCTTCTATATTATCATATTCAACAGTATAATCTCTAACTTTACAGAATGCTTCAAGTTGATCATTTAAACCTGAGTAAAGTAAACAAGACATAGAATTAAAAATTCTTATTTTACCATCCCATACTTTGTTTTTAAAACTAGGCATAAACTTAGCGCCAGGAACATCAAATGTAAAATGATCTGAAATTTCTTTCGCTACACCAGGATCACATATAATTCTATTATATACTTCATTATATTTTTTTATTGTAATTGTTTCCATTATCCACCCATTATAAATTTTTGCCAATCAACAGCAGTTTTGATAGCATATCCTCTTGTTTGTAAAGTCTTAAGAATTGAATCTAGAAAATCAACTTTTTCTTGTTGTGCGCCTATCTTTAATGATATAGCAACAATATCTACATCAGCTTCAAGATACATCGGAAGATCGGTTTTTAAAATCATGCCCTTAGCAGGTAATTCCCAACCCTTACGTTTTGTTTCTTCTGTATGACCTTGAGTATAAAATTCGTATTTTTCTAATTTTAAAATCTTGAAATCAGATTCTAACTTCTTTAAAATCACTCTTTCTTTTAATAAAAGAGAATAATATTTGTGATGAAGCTTTGGTATTTTTAGTGCTTCATCACCCAATTCAGTCTTATCAATATGAGAATCTTTATCCCATAGCTCTATTAACTCTTCAAACTTCATATCATATCTCTCATAAAATAAGCATGATTATATACGATTATGAATCTAAAGTCAAGTAGTTTTGTTAATATCGTAGTAAGTATATTTGAAATTACATGAAGCTTCTAGAAAATCTAATGTTGATAATGTAGTATCAAAGTTCAGAGATGATAGACGAATTGGTATTGCGTCATGAAATACAATTTCATAGTTGGCGATTCTTGATGAATTCAATACATTCAATACCAAATCAGAACGAATACCAGAACCTGTATATGAAGCATTGGATGAAAGTTTAGTATATTCTCCTGGAACTAATTTTCCTAAAGCTCTGATCCAATTATGTATTTCTAAGTAGTTTTGTAAGTTTTCATCAACTTTAAAACTTAGTTCTAAATCTCCATATTCTAGGTGATCACCAGGAAATACTATATTAATTAGTTGACTAGGAACATCTACGTTAGGTAATGTTAAACTTGGAATATTAATTTTTTGTACAAAGAAGTTTACATTAATTGCTCTTTTGATAGTAAACTTGAAATTTAAAGGAGACAAAAAATTAATTGTCGATGGCATATTTGATATGGCACTCATTTTCTAATACCTGAACTGTTTGTATATATTTATACATAAAAAAAGGGAGCCGAAGCTCCCTTTAGTTTAGTGACGGGTTATACCGCTTCTTTTATTTTATTTATATTGTATTTTTTGATGGATGTTTGGTTTATAAACGCTTTGTGTAGAGTTACATAAGGAATATTATTTTCTTCAGAGAATTTTTTTAAACCGTGAATTTCTAATTCGTCACCATTTTCATAGTAAATTATATAAGATTTTGAATGAGAAATTTTATAATTTATTACATCTTCTCTTTTTAATCCTGTTAAAGATTCGGATATTTTATTTTTATGTTCTTTTTTCATAGGACCAAAAGATTGTCTTATACCAGATTCCCATTGTTCTTTCAGACGTTCAGAATTTTGTTGTTTCCATTCTTCTGTGTGAGGTTTCTTTTTACCACGAAGAACTTGTTTATGTTCTTCTGTAAATATTTTCCCTTTTTTAGTTTTGGAAATTTTTTGTCCAACAGTTTTTATATGTTCATCATATTTTTGCCAAACATCTCCAACCTTTATATGTAAATTGTAATAACGAGTTTTTAATTCTTCTGGTTTGATCATATCAAGATACTTTTGTTCTTCTATATAAGTATCGGCTCTTGATAAAATATTAGTTTTTATTATTCTTCTTTTAAAATCTTGTGGTCTTATTCTATAAGCTTGATTCATCCAAGAAGATGAACACACATAACCGTCATTTTGATTTCCCCAATGACACCCTATGTAATACCTTTTATGTTTTCTATCATACCAGATATACACAAACCCATATTTTTTGTTTTCATTCATAAAAATACCTCCATAGTTTCCCATGGAGGTATTTATAACATATACTACTGATAAATGTCAGTAGATAATATAAATAGTATTTACATGAGGTTGTTTACAATGACCTTACGGTAGTAAACATTTGAGTTGACGTTAAGAGCACCAAGACCCTTTGTCAAGCCCTGTGCGAATGGATTTGCAACAACGCCGTAACGTGTCTTGAATCCAATCTTAGGCTGGAAGGTACCCTGGTCAACTGCACGCACCATCTGTAGAGGAACATATGGGCAGTAGAACAAGCCAGCATCGAATGCTGATGAACCCTTATAACCAACAGTTAGGTAGTTACCACCGATTGCATATGGATCGATGTAAACCTTTAGGCGACCATTTAGAACACCTGCGAAGGTATTACCTGTATCGTCAACCTGTAGGTTGTTTGAGTTAAGAGCAGGAGCGTAATCAAGAACACCAGCCATCTGCAATGCTGACGCAACGTCAGAAGAGCAAATAACTAGATTTCCCTTGCCACGACGGGTGTCTTTGGCAATACGATTAGCTTCACGCTCTAGCTGGAACATTAGACCCTTGAACTTTTCAACTGACCAACGGCCATTTGAGTCTGTATCTAGGTCGAAGATACCAGCAGTTGTTGTATTTTCCTGGGCACCAACGTTAGCTGTGATGTTGATTTCACGAACAATTTCACGGTTGATTTCAGCAAGGATTTCAGCAGAAAGAATATTAGCAAGTTCTGTTTCTGCATCTAGACCATGGATAGCCTTTAGGTCTTGTGCTAGTTCCATTGTGTACTCTGCCTTTAGAGCGCGAGTAAGAGCAGTTACAGTAACCTTCTCGATTGAGAATGCCATCTGCTGGAATGGAGTATTGGCATCTGAACCAAGAGCTTCAGACTGAGCAGTTGACATACCAAATGCTGTGTTATATACTGCTGTATTAACCATTGCAGTTGTGTTAGACTGACCAGGAATTGTTCCTGAGAAAGCCTGACCAAATGTTGAGTTACCTGTACCGGCAGAAGTTGTATTAGCACCAGCAGTAATTGTTGAGAATGCTGTATTAACTTCATTGTAGAAGGTTTCATTGTTTGCTGTTGCTTCGTTGTTATAAGCAGAACCAGTTGTCTGGTTGCTGTAACGAGAACGCATAGCAAAGATCAAACCTGTTGGACCTGTCATTGGCTGAATGCCGCAGATGTCATAGGCAATTAGGTTTGGCATTGCACGGCGAACAAGGCTGATCAATACTGGATCGAATGTATCGATACCACCAGCACCTGCTGTTGAGCTTGATGTGCCCATTGCGTTAACTGGAACAACTGATGATGTTTCAGAAAGCATTGTCTGATACTGGCCATGAGCTGAAGACTCACGTAGTGCCTTTTCAGTGTTTTCTAGAACAACAGCGGTAACAGAACGGCGATGTGCGTCCTTGATTGGAGTTAGGTCTGGGTGCTCTAGAACTGGCGCCCACTTTCTTTGAATTTCTTCAGCTAGAAACATTTTTTTTATTCCCTTTCAGTGATTTCTGGGTTATTTTCTTATTTATAAGAAGTTATTTCTTAACGGTTCTTGAGATTGCCTGAACATATCTTGAAACTTCAGGGTTTGTAGAAATTGTGTTTTCGTTAATTTCGAAAACTTCATCTTCAATGTTCAGAGTTGACTTCTTTACAGCAGATGAAAAATAATTTTCCTTGACATATGAAAGCTTTGTTTTGAACTTTTCTACGTCACCATCAAATTCTACACCTTCAGTAAGAGCTAGAAACTTCTCAGCCTGATTGAGTGTCAAGCCTTCTGTCATTTCTTCAATAGCTTTTTTCTTTTCCATTTCAGAAACCATACGAGACAATTCTACATTTTCATTAATTGATTCGTCTAGCTTCTGCTCTAAAGCTTCTACCTTTGCAGCTAGTTCTTCAACAACATCAACCTTATCTTCTGGAATATTGATGTAGTGTTCTGCGAATAGACCCTTTAAATTATCAATAAACTCTTCTGCGATTTCGTTACGTAGAGTTGATTCGATAGCAACTTCGTTCTGTTCCATCCACTGTTCAACTACGTAATTCAAATAAACGTCAGTCTGTGTTTCAAGAGTTTCAACAATCTCACCTACTTCTTCCTGAAGGCGAGTTTCGTATTGTTCTTCTAGGCGCTCTGTTTCCAAGATAATACGAGATGCAACCGCAGCTTCAAAAAGAGTTGAAGCCTTTTCCTTAAATTCTTCTGATAATTCTTCACCACTGAACATGATCTGAACATCTTCCTTTACTGATGCAGCAAGAGGATTGTTCTTGTGATCTAGATGAGGCATTGGATCATTTGCTGATGGTCCCTGTGTACCAACTGCATGAGTCCCTGGCTTATTACGAATTGAATTTTCGTTGTTTTTTTCGTTGGCATGAGCAGGAAGTTCACATGCTTCATTACCAATAAGGTCCATAGCTTGGTGGAACCACTTTGTAAGATCATCTGATCTCATTGCATGCATAGCACCAATTACATGATGAATATATTCAATCTTTGACTTTGGATCATCAGTTACTGATCTTGAAGCAGGATGAAGAGTAG